GCCGCGCAGTTGACACTTCAAACTTTGCTGGACTTGTAATTCCTCAGTACCTAGTTGACCTTGCTGCACCATTTGCACGCGCAGGCCGTCCAACTGCTGATTTTGCAACTGCAAAGCACACACTTCCAAATGCAGGTATGTCACTTGAGATTTCTCGTATGACAACAGGCACATCAACCGCAGTTCAGGAAACTCAGAACACTGCAGTTTCAAATACTGATGCCGATGATTCCCTGCTCAGCGTGCCAGTACGCACGATTGCGGGCCAGCAAGATCTATCCCGACAGGCCATTGAAAGAGGAACAGGCATTGACTCATTCGTAGTTGCTGACCTAATCCGTTCTTGGCACACAACAGTTGATGCACAGGTTCTAAACGGAACAGGCTCAAACGGCCAGTTCAAGGGAATCCGCGCTGCAGGTGGAAACGCAATCACTTTTACTGCAACAACACCAACAGTTGCTTTGCTATATCCAAAGCTTGCTGATGCAATTCAGCAGATTCAGTCAAATGTCTTCCAGACACCAACACACTGGATTATGCACCCACGCCGCCTAGCGTTTCTACTCGCGGCAGTGGATACGACAGGGCGCCCATTAGTAGTTCCAAACGCTAACGGCCCAATGAACGCATCAGGAACAGGTGTAGGCGCACCACAGTACGCAAACACTGGTTACCAAATGCTTGGCTTGCCAATCATTGCTGATGCAAATGTTGGAACAACATACGGCGCAGCAACAAACCAGGATGAAATCTACTGCGTTGCAGCACCTGAAATGCACCTATGGGAGCAACCAGGTTCACCGTTTGCATTGTCATTTGATGCAACTGCACCAGGTTCACTGCAGATCAAGTCAGTTGTTTATGGCTTTGGTGCATTTACTGCAGAGCGCTATCCAAAGGCAGCCTCGATTATTTCGGGCACAGGTTTGGTAGCACCTACCTTCTGAAATTAGTAATTACTCTTAATTTCTAATTTAGAAGGTTAAACAATTGTAAGAGGCGGGTTTTTCTCCCCCGACTAACCCGCCTCTTACTTCTTAAACAATTCGGGGGAATTATGAAATCAGCACACAAAGTTTCAATTGGTTCTTGCGACCCAGGCAATGTCAACGGTGGGTTTGCGTTTAGCTTGATTCAACTTGCTCAATCACGATCATCAAGACTTGGCCCATTTATTCGCATCAAGGGTTCAGGCTTGCTTTCAAAGCAACGCAACCGTTTGGTGAAACAGTTTTTAGAAACCAAATCTGATTGGTTGCTGATGATGGATTCAGATGAACAACTTACTGTTGAAGCATTTGATAAATTGATTGAGGCAGCGCACGACAAAGACCGCCCAGTTGTGGCAGGTTTGGTGTTCGCTAGTTTTGAAACAGGGTATCCGTACCCGCAACCAGTACCAACAATTTTTCAAGATGCCCCCGAAGGTTTCTTGCCGTTAAACAAATACGATAAAGATTCAGTTTTCCAAGTAGATGCTGCAGGCACTGGATGTTTGCTTATCCACCGCAGTGTGTTGGAAGCAATCAGAGCAGATGCAGACCCACACCAAGGGCAAGATTGGTGTTGGTTTTGGGATGGCCCAATCAACGGTGAATGGATTGGCGAAGATTTGCAATTCTGCCGCCGTGTTCGCTCTTTAGGTTTCCCGATCTATGTTCACACTGGCGCGATACTGCCTCACTCAAAGAGCTATTGGCTAGATGATAGGCAGCACGATATATGGAACGCATAAAAAGAATTTTAAGAATTAAGGTAAAATCAAAGGAAACCGCTACCGCCGTTCCGCAATTGGAACGCGCAATGCTTCCCAAAGTAGAAACGAGAACCAAGCGTGGCGATAACTAACGGTTACACGACACTCAACGATGTTAAAGCTGCACTCAACCTTGAAGATTCAATGGACAACGCAGCACTTGAAGTTGCTATTGCAACCGCTTCACGCCAAATTGATGATTACTGCGGTCGTTTCTTTTACAAGGACGGCACCGTAGAGGCACCAGCAACGCGCTATTACACACCAACCGATTATTGGATTTTGCCAGTTGATGATTTTGTAACACTCAGCGAAATTGCAACAGATGACAATTTTGATCGTACATACGGCACCGTATGGACTGCAACAGATTCAATGCTTGAACCCGTCAACAATCCTTCACGCGGTTGGCCATTAACTCGATTGTTAGCAGTTGGCTCTTATGTTTTCCCATTTAACTTGCCACAATCAGTGCGCGTTAAGGGTGTTTTTGGATGGTCAGCGGTGCCTTATGAGGTAAAGACTGCCGCCAAGATTCAAGCCTCGCGCCTATTCCTGCGCAACCAGTCACCATTTGGCATTGCTGGCAATACAGACTTGGGAACAGTGCGCTTGGCTGCAAAGCTAGATGCCGATGTTGAGGCTCTGTTGCGCCCATTGCGCAAGAATAACGGGTTGGCTAAGTAATGCTACCAAGTGCCGTTAGAAACGGCTTAAAAGCCAACCTAGAGGCGATTAAGGGTATGCGTGTGTACGAGTTACTGCCTTCAGTACCCGTTGCACCTGCAGCCATTGTTGGCCAGTTGGACTTTACCTTTGATTTGAACAATGCCCGTGGTTTAGACCAGGCAAACCTAGATGTTGTTGTTTTGGTTCAGCGCTTTACGGAGCGTTCAGGCCAAAACGAACTTGATAAGTACCTTGCAGGCAGCGGGGATTACTCAATCAAGGCAGCAATTGAATCTGATTTAACTCTTGGTGGGGCTTGCAACACTTTGCGGGTCACATCAGCCGAAGCGGGAACTTACGCAGCAGGCGATATTGAGTTTCTTTCATACCGTTACCGTCTCACCGTTTGGGGATAAGGAGAAAAATGAGCTACACAGTTACCTCGGACAATTTCGAGGCAAAGAAAAAAGGCGAAACAATCACCGATAAAGAATTGCTTGATCTAGGACTTAACGCAGATGCCCTAGTTGCAGGCGAACATCTCAAGAAATCAGCATCAACTAAATCAGCAACAGTAGAGGAAACAAAATAAATGGCGCGTATTGTATTAACAGATGCAAAAATCACAATCAATGGCGTGAATCTTAGCGACCATATTACGAGCATCGGATTATCAACAAGCGAAGATGTCGTTGACACTTCAGCATTTGGCGGTGGCGCTGCGCGTACCCGTGTTGCTGGCCTTGCTGATAGCTCAGTTACTCTTGAATTCCAACAGGATTTTGCTGCAGCAAATGTTGAAGCAACAATTTATCCTCTTATTGGAACAACCACAACAGTTGTTGTAACACCAACATCTGCAACAGGTGGAACTGCTACAAACCCAAGTTACACATTTTCAGCCCTTGTTGCAGAATGGCAGCCACTATCAGGTGCAGTTGGAGAACTTGCAACGGCATCTGTAACTTGGCCAATTTCAGGCGTAATCACAAAGGCGGCGGTATAAATGGCACGCATAGTATTAACTGATGCAAATGTTCTATTTGCAACCAATGATATTTCGCAATACATCACTTCAGTAAGCCTTAGCACAAGTTATGATGTTATTGACACAACAGGCATTTCAACTACTGGTGCAGCTCGTACCCGTGTTGCTGGACTTGCTGACAATTCAATCACAATTGAGTTCAATCAGGATTTTGCAGACAATGCCCTTGAAGAACTAATCAACGGCACAACAACAACTAACGGAACTGTTGGCTTAGTGGTGGCAATGCAGGTAAAGCCAACATCAGGCGCAGTAAGTGCAAGCAATCCGAAGTATAATTTCAACGCTCTCATTTCAGAGTGGCAGCCATTATCAGGTGCAGTTGGCGAATTGGCCACCGCATCAGTTACTTGGCCAATTTCAGGCCCAATCGCTAAAGCAATCGTTTAACTAAACAAGGGGGAAAAGATGGACGGATTAGCAATCAAGATTAAGACAACTGACGGTGTTGAGGTGTCATACAAATTGACACCTCGCATCATCGTTGCATTTGAACAACAGTTTGGCAAAGGTATGCCGAAACTTCTTGGCGAAGAACAAAGAGTGGAACACATTTATTGGCTTGCTTGGAAAGCATTGCAAACTAATGGTGTTGTTGTAAAACTTTTTGGCCCTGAATTTTTGGACACTATTGTCAGCGCCGAATTGGATGCTGATAGTTCTTTCGAATCCACCGCAACAGCCTAACTTATACGGTAGCGGCAGTTGCGGTTGAAACAGGAATTAGCCCAATTGATCTATTAGATGCCCCCGAAGGCATCTTTGAAGCAATGACGATTTACTTAAAGGAACGAGCTAAAGCCAATGGCTGATGATGTAGTTGTTCTTACAGGCATCAAAGAAACTTTGGATGCGCTAAAAGAGTTTGATAAAGATGCGGTTAAACGCTTCAATAAAGTTATCAATACTGAACTTGCTGGCGCTCAGCGCGATGCTAGAAATCTCATCAGCGAAGAACCGCCGATGAGTGGCTGGCGTAAATTTGATGCTGCTAAAGGTAAAACTCGCGGTGGCGCAGGTTGGCCTGGGTGGAACGCTGGGGAAATCAAATCAAAGATTACCAAGACCAAAGCCCAGGGCAAGGTTCGTGGCGATTACACAACAAGTGCTGGTGCATTGCTTAACAAATCTGCAGCAGGTTCGATCTTTGAAGTTGCAGGAAAGAAAACTAAACCAGGTTTCGGTGGCGGTTCAAGCGCACAGTTCTTGAGAACTTTGGGCAACAGATTTGGTCAGGCTTCGCGTGTAGTATGGCGTGTTGTAGATAAAGACAGAGCAAGAATTGAAGAAAATGTAGCGCGTGCGCTTGAACAAGCAAAAGCCGATCTACAGAGACATTTGAACAGAGAGCGAGACTAACAATGGCAGTTGGCGCAGTTGTTGCCCGCATCCTCACCCAGTATTCTGACAAAGGTTCAAAGGCTGCTCAAAAAGACATTGCAAAACTTGGCAAGAATTTTGATGCTTTTGCAAAGAAATCAGCAAGAGCATTTGGTGTAGCCGCTGCAGCATCTGCAGCTTTTGCAGTAAAGATTGGCAAGGATGCAGTTCAGGCTGCAATCGCAGATCAGAAATCTCAAGTGCTTCTTGCTAATACTTTGCGCAATACAACTGGGGCAACTGAAGGCGCAATTACTGGCGTTGAAAGCTATATAACTTCGCTACAAAAGCAATTCTCTGTTGTTGATGACGATTTAAGGCCTGCGATGGCTCGATTGTCGGCTGCCACGGGGTCAATTACTAGCGCACAATCATTGATGCAAACTGCCCTAGATGTAAGCGCCTCATCAGGTGCTGATCTTGCAACATCTGTTGGCGCAATAATCAAGGCAACAAGTGGCCAGTTCAAGGCGCTTAAAACCCTTGTGCCAAGTTTGAGCGCTGCAACAATTAAATCTAAAGACTTTGGCAAGGCACTTGAAGAAGTTACTAAGGCAACATCAGGTGCAGCAGCAAAGCGTGCCGAAACCCTTGAATTTAGATTGCAAGGTTTAAGAATTGCTTTTGGTGAGGTGCTTGAAACTCTTGGATATGCACTTTTGCCTGTTATGGAAAAGTTTGCAAGGGTTTTGGCTACCGATCTTTTGCCTAAGTTTGAAGCATTTGTTAACTTAAACAAAGATAAATTTGCAGTTGGTCTTGAAAAGGCTGCTCAATTTATGCTTAATCTTTTTACGGCAGCAGTTGCATTTGGCGATTGGGTTGCTAACAACACTTCCACAATTAAGACTCTTGCAGTTATTCTCGCAAGTATGTGGGCAACCTCAAAGGTATATGCCTTTGCTAAGGCAGTTGGCGCAGTTACTTTGGCATTTAGAGGTATGCAGATTGCAGCATTGGGTGGCACCGCCGCAGGTGCTGCGGGGGCAGTAGGTGGCACCGCTGCCGCTGCCGCTGGTGCAATTCCAATTGCCATTGCTACAGGCATTGCCGCACTTACATTTGGGCTTTCCAAGATCAGCCCAGGGGAAAAGGCGCGAGCTAAGGCAAGAACTGCTGCTGGTGTTATGGGTAGCAACTTGCCAATGTCACCATCTGCAATGGATGTTATGAATGGTGTTAAGGGTTCAGGCGTAACTGGTGGCACTACAAGTGACCCACTTAAAGCGTTTTTAGATGCACTCAACAAGAACACAAACGCGGTTAAGAAGAACACAAAAACTGCATTTGATATTGCAACCGAAAATGCAATGAAGGAACTTGCCGCCCGTCAAAAGGCGCTTTCAGGTTCAGCCTCAATTGCTATCGGTGGCGGTGGCAAGATGTATGGCACTCGCAATGATTCAGGCAAAATTGAAGTCAATGTAAATGCAGGCAATGTAATCGGTTCAGCCGATGCACTCATTGAGGCGGTTCAAACAGGATTGCAAACTGCTCGCCGCAGAAATGGCAGTGGCGGCGGTCGTTTTGAAATGCAGATAGTCTGATGCCAGCATTTGACGGAGTAACCTCGCCAACTATTACGGTTCAATTTCTTAAAAGTGGAACTTGGACTTCGGTAACAACAAGTGATGTTGTTGAGATCAACATTCGCCGTGGTCGTGAGCGTGCAGATTTACGCGATGAGGCAGGTTTTGCAAGTATTGTTTTCAATAATACCAGCGGTGCCTATGACCCTGACAATGTAACCACTAGCCCGTGGGTTGTTGGTGGCACAAGCATTTTGCGTGACGGCTTGCAAATGCGAATTATTGCAACTTGGGCATCTACTGCATACCCATTGTTTTATGGATTCCTTGAAAACAACTTTACCAATCAAGGTTATTTGCCAAATGTCACAATGACTTTCTACGATGGCATTGGCTTTATTGCCGATGGCTTCGCACCAGCGTTGGCCGTTGCTGCTAACTCTGAAACTGCCGCCCTTCGCGCAGCTCGAATGTTGAACATTGCAGGGTGGCCATCAGGTGCAGCACGATCACTTACAGGCTCGGTCACAATGCTTGCAACCGTTCAAAACCGTGGATGTATGCAGGCAATCACCGAATGTGTTGATGCAATTGCTGGCCGTTTTTATATTTCAAAATCAGGCGTGGCTACATTGGTGCCGTTGGCCGACAAGTTTAGCCGCCCAACTCAATTGCTTTTTAGCGATTCAAACGCAACTAATACTGTTCCATACACCGATTTGATTACTAATCCAGGCACAAAATATGTTGTTAATCAGGCAATTGTGATGCGTGGCGATAACAATCAGGTTACATCTACATTTAACCCAAGTGTTACCGCTTACAATGTAGCAAAGAAGGAAATCTTTGCCCCTGTTAATACAGATACCAATGCAACAAATTTAGCTTTGTACGAATCACGCAAACTTGCTTTGCCTGAAACCTATGTTGAGCGCATTGAATTCAACGGCCTTGTAGTTCCAAAAAACGGCTTACTTTATCCTGATTTTCTATCAACAGAATTGGGCGATCAGGTTAGCGTTCAACGCACAACTTATGATGGCCGTCCTTTGCAATGGAATCTAGTGGTTGAAGGTATGAAGCACACCATTACCCAAAGCAATTGGATTGTTTCGTTCAACACATCCGACATCAACCCTTTTAGCATTACAATCTAGGGGGAACAATGCCTTTATGCCCGCAAATTACTAACACGCCAGTTACCGTTACACAAACTGCAGACTTTACAGTTTCCAGCGTATTGCCAGTTGTGGCAGCAACCACAACGCAGGTTGACCAAGCACAATCAACTGCAGCTTCAGCTCTTGCCGATGCTGCAGTTGCTTACAATGCAGCGGTTAATTCTTTACAACCAAGTGCTTACGCAATTCAAAACCCAACTACAAAACAACTTTCTGCTATTGATGCAACTGGTTTAACTGTTTATGTAAATTCACCAACAACAGGCCCGCGAGTTGTTCTTAATTCTCTCGGCCTTGCTGGTTTTAATGCTTTTGGCAGTGCAACATTCTCAATTAGCGCCTCAACTGGTGCAGCAGTGTTTTCAGGTTCAGTTACGGGTTCAACCATTACAGGTGGAACGCTCAACATTGCAGGTAACGCCATTATTGATGCAAGCGGGCTTTTGACCGCAACGGGTGCAACAATCACTGGCACAATTAACGCAACCGCTGGGTATATTGGAAGTGCTGCGAACGGTTGGAATTTTAGTTCAAGTGGGTTTTTAACTAATTCTGCAGGAACAACAATTCTTTATCCATCATCTGCAACTGGCGCGTATGCTTTAATTTCAGATCGAGCAATTTCAGGTTCTAAATTGCAAGCAACATCAACTGCTACTGATTCAATCGCAATCAGCGGTGGTGGCAATGTTGCTGGCACGCTTATTATTAACAGAGAAGAAATTGCAGTTACAACGCAAATTTATGGTGGCTATGGTGTTATTTCACACTGGTCACCAAATGTTGATAACACTTATACCTGCGGAATGTCGGGCAGAAAGTGGCAAGCAATTTGGTCAAATACTGGCACAATTCAAACCTCAGATTCTCGCTTAAAAATAAATGTTCAAGATTCTCGTTTAGGTTTAGATTTTGTTAACTCTCTGCGCCCTGTTAGTTATCGTTGGATTGAAGGCGAAAAACAGATTGTTAAAAATGCAGATGGCAACCCAGTTATTATTGAAACAGATAAGCTAGGCAAACCAGTATTTCAAACACAATCAATTGCAGGAAAGCGCACCCATTGGGGGTTTATCTCCCAAGAAGTAAAAGATGCAGTTGATAGGACTGGGGTTGAAGATTTTGCTGGTTGGGTTCTTGATGATGTATCTGACCCCGATTCAAATCAAGGTTTGCGCTATGAACAATTTATTGCACCATTAGTTAAGGCAGTTCAAGAATTAACTGCTCGCATTACTGCACTTGAAGCACAATTAACCACTAACTCATAACGGGAGACCGCGCAAATGAACCCACAAAACTGGGCAGGCTTAATCGTATCCATCATTGCAATCATCTCTGCATTTGCAGGCTCGGTACGATGGCTGGTAAAGCATTACCTTTACGAACTCAAGCCCAACTCAGGCAGTTCAATGCGTGATTCCATCAACCGACTTGAAGCACAAATGGCGGTTGTTCTTGATCTAGTTAAAAACAAGTAATCCTTAAAGGGGGCAGGCAATGAAGTCAGGCAATGGTTGGCCAGCAAGTGCAAATCAAGCTGAAATTGGCATTGGCATCTTTACAGTTGTGCCTGGAATCAAACCAGTTCGTGTTCGTTGCGCAGCAAAGGTTGCACCGCTAATTGTTGGCGCTCTCAAAGAGTGGCATAAAAAGGTTGAAAAGTTAGAACCAGGCGAAGCGCAAGGTTACGCATACCGCGATGTACGCGGTGGCAATGGCACCCTTTCAAACCACGCCAGTGGCACTGCGGTGGATGTATGGCCAAGCCGTCACCCGCAAGGTGATAAGGATGGAAACCTAACAAAAGAGCAGCAAAACGCTATACTTGAAATCTGTAAGAAATATGGCCTTCGATCAGGTGGCACTTACAAAACCGCCAAAACTGACTGGATGCACATTGAAATTGACATAACACCAGCGAAAGCCGCGGTGTTAATTGCAAGCCTGAAGGGTAAATAAATGGCAATCAAAGTATCAAACAAATTCAAAGAAGAATTCAAATCTTACCTTCGCTCGGTTGGCGTTGCTACAGTCACAGTTTTGCTTGCACTCGTTGCAGATGTAAAGCCTGAATACGCGATCTTGCTCGGTTCAGTTGCAGCACCAATCTTTAAGTGGATTGACCCAACATATAAGAGCTACGGCATCAATTCAGACAAGTAATCCACCCCTAGTTTTGGAGCAAACAAATGGCAGCAGGCGCATTAGATTTTACGATTGAACAAGGGGCAACTTTCAACCTTTTGATGACTTGGAAGATTGACGGCACCAATGTCAATTTAACTGGTTATTCTGCACGCCTGCAAGCACGCGTTGATGTTGAGGATACTGAAACTGTTTTGTCACTTACAACAGGTTCAGGCATCACACTTGGTGGTGCATTGGGAACAATCAGCCTTGATCGTACCGCTGCACAAACTGCAGTATTGCCAACGGGCGAGTTTGTTTATGATTTAGAACTACAATCAGGCGGGGGAGTTGTAACACGCTTGGTGCAAGGTCAACTTACTATTTCTGCAGAGGTGACACGCTAAATGGCTTCCATCGTTTATGTATCTTCAAGCACCACCGATGTAATTACGGAAATTGCAAGCACTAGCGAAGTCATTATTTCCAACCTTCAAGGCCCGCAAGGTGCTACTGGCCCAACTGGCCCACAAGGTACCCCTGGCGGAATTGCATCCGTTGTGGCACCTATCACCAATGCTGGCACTGAAACTGCTGCGATCATTGGCATCAATTCTTCATCTGCCAACACTGCCAACTATGTAGTTCAGCGCGATGCCAACAAAGAGTTCGTAGCAGGTGCCGTAACAATTGACACCACACTGACACCAACATCAGCCCCAGGCAAGTTGTATTGGGATGGCGGTGGCACCGTCAACCTTGGCCTTGCAGGTGGCAATGTTTCTGTAGCTTTAGGTGAAAACCTTGTTTCTTATGTGACAAATGCCGAAGCCACCACATTGGCCGTAGGCGAAGTTGTGTATGTATTTGGGGCAGCAGGTGATCGCCCATCAGTTAAGCGTGCAAGCAACACATCAGAGGCAACATCATCTAAGACACTTGGAATTGTTGCAGAATCTATTGGCGCTAATCAAATTGGATTTGTTACCACTCGCGGCATTATCAATAAAATCAACACAAGCGCATTTACCGCAGGGCAAACAGTTTATTTAGGTGCTACCGCTGGAACAATTACTAGCACAAAACCTGTAGCTCCAAACCACCTTGTTACCCTTGGTGTTGTATTGCGAGCAAATGCAGGCAATGGTGAAATCTATGTAAGCGTTCAAAATGGTTTTGAGTTAAATGAGATTCACGATGTTTTAATCACATCTGCAGCCAATGGCAATTTTCTTGTTTATGACTCTGCTACCTCTTTGTGGAAGAACCAAGCAATCAGCGCCACTGCACCTGTTACCTACAATGCAGGCACTCGTACAATTGCGGCTAACGCTGCAACTACATCTGCCAGCGGCGTAGTTCAACTTTCAGACTCAACCTCAACAACTTCATCAGTCCTTGCATCCACACCGACTGCTACAAAGGCAGCCTTTGACCTTGCCACCACGGCAAATGCCACCGCCAACGCCGCCATTCCGCTTGCGCAAAAGGCAGCGGCAAACGGCGTTGCCACACTCGATGCTTCAGGATTGGTTCCAACCAACCAACTGCCAGCGTTGGCAATCACAAACACTTTCGTTGTTAACTCTCAAGCTGCGATGCTCGCACTTACCGCCCAACCAGGCGATGTTGCAATCCGCACCGATTTGAGCGAATCTTACATTTTGACGGCTGACCCTGCCTCAACACTTGCCAACTGGCAGGAATTGCTTTCACCACCTGATGCAGTTACATCTGTTGACTCTCGAGTGGGCGCAGTTACCCTTACTGATAAGTATGCACAATTGGCAACTGCCAATACATTTACAGGTGGCGTGCAGCAGATCACAACTGCTAGTGCTTCAACGGCTGGTTTAATCATCAAAGCATCAGCATCACAAACAGAGAATTTGCAAGTTTGGCAGAATTCAAGCGCAACAAATCTTGTCGGAGTAGGGCCAACAGGCGGAATCTTTATCAACCGCACAACTGGTTCTTCAACAACTGCGCTGATTATGTCAACAGGTGCAACAACAAGCACTGGAATCCGCGTTGATGGTGTTGCTGGTCAAACGGCAGATTTACAGGCTTGGCGCGATTCAGGCGGAACCGTCTTGTCAAATGTGACCGCTTCAGGCGGGTTTGAAACAAATGGCAGTTTGCGTTTCTATACTTCTTCAGCTCGTAGCGCTTGGAGTACTTTAACAAATACTTCAGGCAATTTGTCTTTTAATTATCAGTTTGCACTAACCGACAGACTTAGTGTAACCGCTGGAGCTGCTGCGACTATTCCAATGACTGTCAAAGGTGCAGCATCTCAGACAGGTGATCTGACTCAGTGGCAGGATTCAAGCGGCAATGTTTTAGGGCGCGTTTTAAGCACTGGACGAATTACAAATACTGCTGGCTTTATTACTAGCGGTGTTGGTCTATTTGGTGCAAGTTCAGGTGGTTTGGCAACTCTTACTTCATATACTGCCGCTGCTGGAACAATCGGTCTTGCAGTTCGCGGTGCAGCCTCTCAGACGGCCAACCTTACTGAATGGCAGATTTCAGACGGCACATCCGTTGCACGCATTGATGCAATCGGCGGTGCAACATTTGGAACTAACGCTTCACTTGGCGGGATGCTTAGTGTTCAAACACCTACTGCAAGCACTGTTGGTTTGGTTGTAAAGGGCTTCACTTCTCAAAGTTCCGACTTGCAACGATGGGTCAATGTTGGCGGAACAACTTTGGCAAAGATGTCATTTGATGGGCAACTTACCGCCTATGCCGCCAACGCGACTTTTGTTCAAGGTGAAGCGCCTGCATCTTTTCCTTATTTCCAATTTACAGGAAACTCAATTGAATTAAATACTAGAACTGCCTCTTATGTCGGTTTGAAGGTTAAAGGCTCAGCAAGCCAAACAGGTGATCTCACTCAGTGGACTAGTAGTGCTGGCACCGTGCTTGCACGATTTAACGCAACGGGCGATCTGTATAGCCCAACATTATCTGTTAATACTTCAACATATATGAACTCAAGGGTTCAAATTGTTCCTGCTGCTACTACTGAAACTGGAATTGTTGTTCGCGGTATTACAAATCAAGCCGCCGATCTCACACAATTCCAAACTTCAACAGGTTCAACCCTTTCATCCGTCAACGCCGCTGGCACCTTCGTTGGCAATGTCCAAGACTCTCAGCTCATCCAATACGGCGCTGAAGGTTCAGTGCTACAAAACATTCCAACCCGCGTACACCCTGCAGAAACACTATTGAAGCAAGCGGTGTGGTGGATTGACTCAGCACACTCAGGTTCATCAGGTCAGGCGATCAAGAACCTTGGCTGGGGTGGCAGTGCATTGGATGCAACGGCTGGGTCAACAACTGCGGCTGATTCCAACGACCCACAATACTTGGCGTGGGATGGTATCAATTATGTTTATACACCAGGTGTTGCATTAAATTATTTGTCTGTTCCCGATTCTAATAACTTAGACATTACGGGTGACATTGATTTGCGTTGGCAAGGTGCAATGGATGATTGGAGTCCAACTGCGCTTTCTGCATTAGTAAACAAATGGAACACAGGTGCATTATCGTATAACCTTTCACTTGGTGCAGATGCAAGACTGTATTTTTATTGGTCACCTGATGGAACAACATCCATAAATAAAAACTCCACAGTTGTCGTTCCATTTACTGATGGAACAATTGGTTGGGTCAGAGTCACAATGGATGTTGATAACGGTGCATCAGGCAATGATATTAAATTTTTCACATCTACTGATGGAATTGTTTGGACACAATTAGGCGCAACAGTTACAACCGCTGGTGTTACAAGCCTTTTTGCAAGCACAACACCAATTAACATAAACGCTGCATCATTCGGCAACGGACAACCGACCGCAGGCCGCGTCTACCGCGCCCAAATCCTCAGCGGCATTGACGGGGTCCCAGTCCTAGACTGTGACACCTCAGTCATTGCCAGTGGCAGCGCCACTAGCTTCACGGCGTTGACAGGTCAAACCGTCACCATCAACCGATCAACTTCAGGGCGCAAGACAACAGTGGTCACACACCCTGTATGGCTATTTGGCACCGATGACTTTATGGAAGTCAACAACCGTTGGCTTGAGCGCACCACGGCGAATTATCTTTACTTGCCAGGGGTTTCGTCTAACTTTGCAAGCACACCTGATTCAGCAGCATTGGATATTACAGGTGATTTAGATTTGCGCGTAAAGGTTGCGTTGGATGACTGGACACCAGCAACAAATACAGTCTTAATGGCAAAAGCACAAACCCTTTCAAATCTAACTTTTCAATTTGCAATTGCGACAAATGGTACCTTAAATCTTTTGCTAAGTAATAACGGAACATCTTGGGGTAATTCAGCCGCTTCAACCGTTGCAAACGGAATTACTGATGGAACTGTCAAATGGGTAAGAGCAACATTTGATGCAGACAATGGTGCAGGTGGTAATGATTTTAAGTTCTTTACATCAGATGATGGCACTACTTGGACTCAGTTGGGTGCAACAGTTACAAATGCAGGAACTTTCACAATTGGAACTACAGATGCAAGATTAAGCATCGGTGCATCCGTTTTTGGAACTGACTCACCCGCCCGTGGCAAGTTCTTCCGCGCTCAGGTTCTTAACGGTATCGGTGGCACAGTAGCCTTCGATGCTAACTTTGAAACAGGCATTACGACAAATCTGCCAACGACATTTACAGAGTCATCTGCCAACGCTGCAACGGTCACGATCAACTACTCAGGCACTGGCTACCGCAGCGCAGGTGTGATTGCTTCAACCTATGTGTTCCCTGGTAATCCCAACACCTTCAAACTCAGTGCGTATTCGTTGCTGGACTTTGGGGCGGGTGAGGATTTCACGGTTTTCACGGTAAGTCGCAAGTTTGGAAACCCTGCCGCAGATCAAAGAATCCTTATGAAGTGGAATCTAAGCGGCGGTTATTACGCAACTTACACAACAACTGGAACAGGCGCTTTTAATATGTCAGGCGGTGGAAGCGCGGGAACTGCAATTGCTTTAACCGCTGGAACACTCAACGCAATTGGTTCAGTACGCAATGTCTCAACCGACACCCTTACAGTAACAAGCGGTTCAACGACAAACTCTGCAAATGATGGAACAACTACAACTTTAGCAAATGTTAACAATCTTGCAATCGGCAGACAAAACTTTGATGGCTCACTTTATGCCGATATGGAATTCGTCTCAGCCGCCATCTTCCGCCGCGTTCTCACCGCAGCCGAAATTGCCACACTCAATTCATACTTCCAAGGGAGAGTTGCATAATGGGAATGTTGAAATGTTATGAGTGGGTTGTTGATGTCGAAGCTGGCACAAAGATTAGCGCTGCCGAAGGCTTAATCTATAACGGCGTGATCTTAGGAATACCGCTAGAGATAGACGGTGACCCTGACACTGCCGAGTTTGATGACTCAATGTTTCCCAATGGTCGCGTTGAAAATGTAGATGGCGTTGCAGTAGTAACCCCTGATGAGGAAGTGGCACTATGACACAACAAAGAGTAAGCCCAGTTGTAATCACCTCACTGTTACCTGCCACCATCACAATGACGGTGCAGGGTGCGTTGGGGCAGAGTGCTGATTTGCAACAATGGCAGACATCTACTGGAACCGTTGTGGCAAAAATTTCTCAAAATGGAACATTTACAGTTGCTCAAAACATTGGAATTGGTGCAACTTACTTTGTATCGGTTGCCAATAATGGACCTTACATTGAAACAAGTGCAAGTGCTATGTATCTCAGAAATAGAGTTGCGACAAATACAATTGTAGTAACAGGTGCAGCCTCACAGACGGCTCGTCTTTTTGAAATTCAAGATAGCGCATCAAATGTTTTAGCCTACATACCACCAGCCTCATCATCAGATTCTTTCACATCCAATGTTGGCGCACATATAAACACAGGGCGTGGAAATTACTTTGGCGTTGTAATGTTTGTGAATCCAACACAACCTGCACACATTGGTGCCGTTATCCGCGGAGCTGCAAGTCAGACGGCTAGTCTCCAAGAGTGGCAGAGTAGTGCAGGAACCGTTCTTGCAAAAGTGGATAGTGCTGGATTTTTTAATATCGGTTCATCCACTGCACCTAAGAGTGTTTTACAAGTTACACAGACTGCAAGCGCACCTGGAACCCCTACACTTGGAACTGCATCTGGTGGTTTCTATCTTGCTAATACTGGTGGAGCTTATGGTCTTATATTCGGTGTTGTAGGAACTGGAAATACTTGGATTCAAAGCCAAAGAACCGATGCAACTGCAACGGCCTATCATATTCTTTTGCAGCCAGTAGGCGGAAATGTTGGAATTGGCAGTATCTCAGGAAGCCCTATTGCAAAACTTCATATTCAAAACGATATTGCAAGCACAACGGCTCTGCTAGTTCGAGGGTTTACATCACAGACGGCAGATATATTTCAAATACAAAATATTGCAGGTACTTTACTAACCGCAATTACCGCCGCTGGCACAATCAATTTCCAAACAGGCAACACTGCATCAACCGCAACAATCGGTGCAATTACTGCACCCGTGATGGTTGCAGGCTATATTACAATGCAGGTTGCAGGCACAACAGTCAAAGTTCCGTACTACAACAACTAACCAAACTTTCCTTGCCAGTGTAGGCGGGGGCTTAACAAACAAAGGAAAACAAACAATGGACTACTCAACACTACTGACAGATGATCAAAAGCGTTCAATCCTGACTGCTCGCATTGAGCAGTTCGCAGCAGAGGCATACCAGCACACTCTCAACAAAGAGGTTGCAAAGGATAACGCCGAGGCAGTGGCAGCAGCCGATGATGCGCTCTCAATCCTAGATAACGCTATCAGCGTTCATCAGGATGAGCTGGCCAAGTTGGCACCTGCGGGCGAATAAACCTCACACACTATTAGGTTTCAAACCTCACACCTGTTAGGTTTGTCAGAACCGTACCGTTATTGGTACGGTTCTGACACTTCTATATTCAAGCAAGTATAGATGCGTAACGCTAAATTGGGCAGCCTAAATTAGTGTTTGAATATAGCAAATTTACTATAAGGGGGAAATGATGGAATGGATTATTCTTTGGGCAGTCGGTGCCTTTGTTGTTCTTGCTTTTAATCACGGGGCGCATAAGAAATGAATCGTGGCGAAGTATTAGATGAGGCCAAGCGCCTTACCTACGGTGATCGCAATGTTTCCTACGATGAACCACGCATTAACCATAAGCGCATTGGCGTTTTACTTGGCATTGTTTTAGAACGATATGTTGAAACGGCACAACCAGGTGATGCAGTTCCACCCGAAGTTGCAGCTTTGTGTATGGCAGCAATGAAACTTGCACGATTATCTGCAAAACCAAACCACTTAGATTCAGCAATAGATTTGGCGGCATACGCTGCAATTTGTGCTGAACTTGCATCACATATAGATTAAGACTTAGGCGCAAAACGCCCCCATAGAAAAACCCCCTGCAGCCGTTCCTGCGGGGGGTTTTTCGTTTCCTAATTACTTGATGTATTCGCGCAATGCTTGAATGATGATTGCGGTGGCGGTGGTGCCTTCGCTTGTAGCTTTATCCTTAACTGATTGCCACAATTCAGTTGAAATGCGGATTGATCGAAGTGGTGTCATTCTGCCAATTCCTTTTGAATAGCTTTAAGCGTTGGGCAGGGGTAAATCTCGCTGCAGCAATGGTCACACATAACAAGGTTGTCATAGGTTGATTCCCACGGTTTGTGCAACTCAACTACTGCACGCAAAGCAAGCCATATCCAATGAGTGTTTTTGATTGCGTAATCTACTCTTATCTTTGTCAGCAATTCATCGTGTGTCATAGAACCACACACTCAGTCATTGAACCCCAGCACCAGCCAAGAAACTCTGCACTCGGTGCATCAATGCCAACCCACCAAAGGTTGCTGGCAACTTGCCAAACTAGAATGATTCCAACTGCAATTGCAACTGCTCGTACACGCTTACCACGCTTTGTAATCATTAGTTGTTTTCCAATTCTTCAATGTGGGCAATGGTTAGGGCAGAGTTAACAATTGCTCTGCGAAGTGCTTGCTTAAATTCATCAAAATCGCCTGATTCACTTGCATTGTTTAGATCACGGCTGATTTGATACATAGTATCTGCAATATCAATTACCAATTCTTTGTAAGCACCCATTTATTTCCACCCCATTCTGATTTCATAACATTCTAAACATTCGTGAAGTCGTGCAATTGCTTCAAACTTAGTACCGCATTTAATGCAGGTGCAGTTATATGACATTATGCAGCCACCTTTTCTACACAAGCTACTGCCTCATCAAATGTTTGAAAGCAACCAACCACTGCAACAACTTCATTTGCTTCAATCTTGCGAACCCCGAAAACACCTGCAGCAACTTTTTTGATGTCATACTTGCCATCTGTTGTTGACCAGCAAGTTGATGTTAGCTTTACGATTTCTACTGTTGCGTTCATTTTGTTATCCGTTCTTGGGAACCGTTCGTTTCCCTATGAGTAGAACAATACGCCCCTGTATATACAAGCGCAAGCCCAAATGGGGGTATTTTGGTAACAATTTGATAACACTTCATAGGCGTGTTAGGCTCGCCCTGAAAGCCCAGCCGAAGGGGAAGCGGTTGGGTTTTCGCCATTTTCAGGGGTTAATGGGTACAATTGGCCGTATGAAGCCTTCAAATAGCCCTATAGAGGCTCAAAAATGTGGTACGCCTGCTGGTTTTAGAATTCACAAAAAATTGGCTGAAATGGCCTGTAACGACTGCAAAATGGCTTACAACGAATATGCAAGAAAATACAAAAAGAACTATAGAGAAAAAAATAAAGAAAAATTAAAGAAAAAAGCAAAAAAATACTACTACGACACAATTGAATATCAAAAAAGCCGCAAAGCTAAATATCGTGAAGAAAACAAAGAAAAAGCGCGAATTTATCGCCAAAATAGGTATAAAGAAAAACCTGAAATTTCTAGACAATATGTAAGAACTAGGCGTGCTAAAAGAAAAGAGTGTATTTCAATACCTTACACTGAAACAGAAATTTTTGAACTTTATGGAACTGATTGCCATATTTGCAATGGTCCTATTGACTTTGATGCCTCACGCAGGGTTGGTTTTGGCAACTGGCAATTAGGGTTTCATATTGATCATTTAATTCCAATTGCATATGGTGGTCCAGATACACTTGAAAATGTCCGTCCTTCGCACGCTTTGTGTAATTTAAAACGAGGTGCGCCATCACAACCCTAATCGCCTTCCAGGGGCCTGATTTTGCCATTCTAGGGGCAGACTCTCAGATCACTGACGGTGACAAGCGCATCATTTCCCCATCAATTCCCAAGATCGTAAAGCTGAATAAATATCTGTTGGGTATGGCAGGCGATGTGCGCCCTGGAGATTTGCTTGCCTTTAACTGGCGGCCACCAGCCTATGATGGCACTGACCCAGTTAAATTTATGGGCAAAAAGATCATTCCAAGCATTATTGCCGTTTTTAGGGCAAATGGCTATGACTACACCAAAGAGGGTGCCAGTTATTCATTCTTGCTGGCCTTTAATGGCAATGTATTTGAAATTGGGGATGAACTTAGCATTAGCCAAAGCGCCGATGGCCTGTATGGGGTAGGCAGTGGCAGTGCCTACGCGCTTGGCGCATTGGCGCAGGCCGTGCCAAACATCGGCAAGGCTGAAATCCTCAAGGCACTTGATGTGGCCGCCAAATACGACATTAACACCGCCAAACCTTTTCAGATTGAGGTTCAGCGAGTCTAGCGCGTTGCACTGTTCAAATGTGTGTAGTATGTGCATACCTACTTTGAACGGAAAGGGAGAAAAATGTTTTGGTTAGGATTTTTTTGCGGATTCATTGGAATCATTGCTTTATACGCAATCATTGTTTCAGCTTTTGAAATTGGTGAAGGCAAATGAACTTTGAAAAACAACCACGCGACCCGCTATTTTCAATTCACAATCATTCAGATGGCAGTATTGCCCTATATCTTGAAGAACAAGATGCAGTAAAAGATTTAGTGCAAGATGTTGTTGGCGCATATGAGTTAGATGATTTGGATTTACTGCGCCATTCTGCAGATCGCAGTGTGAAGGCAGAAAACTACTTTGAACACCTAGATAATGCCCGCGATAACTTGGGCGAAAACGCACCATTGCTTTGCAATATGACAGAGCAAGAAGCACTTATTTTGGCTGAAGATTTGATTCGAGCAGTTAAGTTTGCCCGCATCAGTCGTGAGGCTGGCACCAACTACCCATCACTCAAGGCGGTTAAGTAACCAAATGGCTAATCCAAACGGGCGCAAAGGCGCAAAGTTCGAAACCGATGTTATGCGTTGGCTTCGTAGTGCTGGTGCTTTATGTGAGCGTTTGGTGAAGGCTGGCAAGCACGATGAAGGCGATTTGGTCGCAATCATTGCTGGCAAGCAATACATCCTTGAACTGAAGAACTGGGGAAAACCTAACCTTCCTCAATTTTGGCGTGAAGCCGAAGTTGAGGCAGAAAACTATGCAAAGGCACGCGGTTTAGCCGAAGTTCCATTGCATTACATCATTCTCAAGCGCCGTAGCGCTGGGATTGAAAAATCTTGGGTAATCCAAGACCTTCAACAATGGCTGGATGAAAAGCATTGAACACATTTGATTTCTTTGTTGATCTACCCCGCTTTGATGAAGCCAAGTGTGCAGAGATTGAGGATAAAGATTTCTTTTTCCCCGATAACCGCACACAAGAGGCAGAAAGACTGCACCAACTTAAAGCAATATGCGCAAGTTGTATTCACAGTAAGGAGTGTTTGGAGTACGCACTAGAAAAGCAAATAACCTACGGCATTTGGGGTGGCACATCACCTGAAGAAAGAGATGCCAGCATTGTGAAGCAATCAGGCCATACCTTCAAAGGTATTGCACTAATGATTATTCAGATGCACAAAAAAGGGTTAGTTGCCAACGAAATTGCGGCCCAACTAGATACATCACCTGGCTATGTCAGGCGAGTATTAAAAAAGTTGGCTGCAACTGAACAAGGAGCAGCACCATTACACCAACAGACAAACGACTTATCAAAAGGCTCGCACTAATCGTGGTGGTTAGCGTTAGCACTTCATTGATGGTTCAAGCAATTACGGCTCAACCTGCAGTACCTGAATTGGTTATCTACAAAGATCGGCCACATTTAATGCAGGTGAATCCAAAAGAAGTAGCTCGCGAGCTACTGACCGCACACCAGTTCAAGTGTTTCAATGCCCTAATGAGCAAAGAAAGCGCTTGGCAAGATAAGGATAATCCGACTAGCACCGCATCAGGTGTGGGGCAGTTATTGGATGGCACTTATCGCAATCTTGGAATGAAGCGCAGCAAATCAACTGTTGCTCAGACCATTGCAGCACTGGCCTACATTGGCCGAAAATATGGTTCATCAGGTCCGTGTGGGGCTTGGAATCATTTTAAGCAAAAAAACTATTACTAATGGGGGTTAGTATGAGCGTAGAGATAGAAACAGGCGTGGTTGACTTTGATGCCAACACCGCCGCTTGGCTTGAGCAATACAAAAATGCCGTTGCCAAGATCAAGGAACTTCAAGAAGTAGCAGATGTTGCTCGCGCACACATTGAAGCTGCACTTGGGGAAAATCAAATGGGTATGTTCTTAAACAAACCTGTTGTTCGATGGTCATTTGTTGAATCAACACGATTTGACACCAAACGCGCCCGCGAAATCTTGCCTGCGCAGGTAATTGAAGCACTTGAGGTAAAATCAACCTCTCGTAGATTTTCAATTGTAAATGAGGATGAATAATCAAATGACTTTCGCACCTTTGAACACACCAGCACAAGAACTTGCTTTGGAGTTGCAACACATCATCACCGAAGCAAGCAAGTGGTCACCAAGAAGCCAACAGGTTTATATTGGGCCAAGTGAAGTAGGGCAGGAATGTGTACGCAGGCTTGCTTACAAGTTGCTGGATTGGGATAAGGCTAATGAGTCGGGTGGCGGTTCCTGGGCTGCCAATGTCGGCACCGCCATCCACTCATTTCTTGAAGATATTTTTGCCAAGCATCCTGATCGTTACGAAGTTGAACAACGCGTTCAAATCCGAGCAAACCTTTCAGGAACCGTTGACCTTTTCGACAAAGAAAAGGGTTATGTGTTGGACTGGAAAACCACATCACCTGCAGGTGTCAAAGCCAAGCGCAGTGAAGGTGCCACCAGCCAACAGATTACGCAGGTTCAGCTTTATGGCTACGGAAAAGCCCAACAAGGTGTGCAAGTAAATAAGGTTGGCCTTATCTTCTTGCCAACAGGCGGTTCCATTGATGATATGCACATTGAACTATTTGATTACGATGAAGCCGCAGCGATATCTGCACTTGCTCGTTTAGATAGCGTTTATGAGTTGCTTTCAACAATTGATGTTGAAGAAAATCCTCAAATGTGGCCACTGATTCCTGCTACACCAAGCCGAATGTGTATGTATTGCCCGTATTATCGACCATTCAGCACTGATCTATCAGTTGCCTGCAACGGTGATACAGGTGAAAAGTAATGTGCGAGCGTGACGGTTGCGGTTGCGGAATCCCAGCCAAAACGATCAATGACATTGCAAAAGAATTGGCGGAACTAACACCGCCGAAAGAGTTAGAAACAAACTAACACCAAGCACCACCCAACTAAAAAGAAACGGGGGAATGTCAAAATGGCATTTTCAGCACCTAGTAACAACACAGAATCAGTAAAAGTTGCTGATTTGAACGGACACTTGCTTATCCTTGAGCCATTGGAATACAAAACAGGTATTCAAACAGTTCACGGGGATGCAGATGCAATTGAAGTACGCATCAATGACCTAGACACTGGCCACACACACGATTCAGTTCTATTCTTCAATGTAGCTTTGAAGAACGCATTGAAAACTAAGATCGGCCAAAAGGTATTGGCACGCATTGGACAGGGAACTGCAAAGCCTGGAAAGTCAGCGCCGTGGATTCTTGTAGATGCAACAGGCGATGCTGATGCAGTGGCTAAGGCCAACGCATTTATCGCAGGTGGCGGTGCGCAAGCGCCTGCGCCAGCGGCAACTGCCAGTGCCAACATCAATGACCCTGCAGTGCAGGCATTGTTGGCACAACTGGGAGCAAAACCAGTTAACTAATTCTTGAGGGTTATCCTTTCCACTCAAGAACGGCGTTGTGATGGTTCACCCACGGGGCAACTAGCAATAGTTGGGGCAGGTTCGATTCCTGCAGCGCCACGCAAGACATAAACGAACGGGGGTAAGAAATGCCATTTTATGAATTCACTTGTGATTGTGGGCATAAAGCCGAAGTGTTTTTTGAAATGAATGATGAAAAGCGCATAGTCTGCGAAGGTTGCAAGAAGAAGTTAATGCAACGCAAGTATTCGCTGGGCGGCACCATCTTTAAGGGTGACGGATGGGGTGGTTCAAAATGAGAACTGCAGTTTCCTTGTTTGCTGGCGTTGGTGGCTTTGATCTAGCTTTGGAACGCAATGGTGTGAAAGTAGTTGCATCAGTTGAGATAGATAAAAAAGCACAAGAAGTATTGAAGAAGCATTTTCCACAATCAACCATATTTGGAGATATAACGGGGGTTACAGGTGAACAACTTATCGCAGCAGGATTTGAACCAAGCAACGGAATCATCACTGGTGGATTCCCCTGCCAAGATTTATCAGTGGCTGGAAAGCGTGCAGGATTGGGTGGTGCTAGATCAGGATTATTCTGGGAAATCTGCCGATTGCTTGACGAAACAAGAGCGCAAAATTTTATCCTCGAAAATGTCCCTGGTTTACTTTCCAGCAATCAAGGCGCAGACATGGCCGTTGTTCTTGAAGCGTTGGTCGAGCGCGGGTATCGCATCGCCTACAGGGTGCTTGATGCTCAACACTTCGGAGTACCCCAACGCCGCCGTAGAGTCTTCATTGTCGGATGTCTTGGAGACTCAGGGCCAGCACCTGAACAAATACTTGCTATCCCCGAAAGCCGCGCAAGGTATCTTGCGGAGAGCAAATCGGCGAGAAAAGACACTGCCACCGCAACTGGAACAAGCGTTGCAGCATACGGCCAATCAGGATTCTCAAAATACACCGAAGGTGTAACAACACTTACTGCTACTTCTTACAAAAGGCCTGAAGATAATGTTGTTCTTCACCAAAGCTAAGCGGGCGCAAAATGTCAACGATTATGAATCTTGGATTTTAGGGGGGGTGGCACCAACATTGAACGCAATGGATAACAACGGTGAAGCATATGCAACCGTACTTATTATTGATGGAACGCGTGTAAATGATGTGCGCGTTTATGAGGATGGCATTGTGCCAACAGTTATTTCACGGTATGGAACGGGGGGTGGGAATGTGCCTATGATTCAAAAAGAAAATGATGCAATTGTGCGCAGATTGACACCAGTTGAATGTGAGCGCCTTCAAGGGTTTCCTGACAATTGGACTGATGGGCAGGCAGATTCAAACCGCTATAAGCAAATGGGCAACGCGGTAGCGGTGCCTGTTGTTGAGTGGATTATCTCGCGAATGGTGGGCAACAATGAGTGATTTATTGCCAATCGCCTTGCGATTTTTAGCACAAGGAATTTCAGTAGTTCCAGTTGCCAATGACGGTTCCAAACGGCCTGCATTTGCTTGGCAAAGGTTCCAGCAAGAGTTGCCCATTGCAGATGAATTGCTGATGTGGTTCAAAGATGATGTTAATGGCATTGGGGTAATCACTGGCAAGGTATCAGGCAACCTAGAGATGCTTGAACTTGAAGGTCGCGCCGTAGCTCAAAAGATGCACCTTGAGATTGCAGAGATTGCAAACAACTCAGGGCTTGGCGATTTGTGGAACACACTCAACGCTGGTTATGTCGAAATCACACCTTCAGGTGGGCTTCATTGGCTTTACCGTGTATCCAATGGCGAGTTGCCAGGCAACACAAAGTTGGCACGCAAGCCTGGTGAAAACGGCGGGGTTGATGTGTGGGCAGAGACTCGATCTGAAGGCGGCTTTACCATTACTGCACCTTCAGCTGGCACTACCCACCCAAGCGGGGGCAATTGGACTCTTATTGGTGGCTCAATTGAAACCATCCCGACAATCACAATGGAACAAAGATCAGCACTGCATAACATCTTTGCAATGTTTGATGAAATGCCGAAGGCTGAATCCATCCAACAAGAAGTTGCCACTAAGCACGATGGCGTTTTAACGCCTGGCGATGATTACAATGCCCGTGTCACTTGGGAAGAATTGCTACTGCCTCTTGGCTGGAGCGTTGTCTATCGCAAAGGCGAAGCAACGATTTGGCGCAGACCAGGCAAGGCCGAAGGCATATCGGCCACCACCAATTTCAACGGCAATGACAAATTCTATGTGTTCTCAACCAGCACTCAGTTTGAGGCAGAAACTTCATATTCCAAGTTTGCCTTTTACGCCACCATTAAACACGGCGGAGACTTCAAGGCTGCAGCCAACGATCTACGCAATCAAGGCTACGGAGCGCAGGGGCTGAATTCTTTTGATTTAAGCAATAATCTGATGCCTGCAAACACATTACAAAGCACACCACAAGCCACACAAGGCGATTTGGGCAAAGAAGAATCAAGTTGGAAACCAATCGCCCTAAAGGATTACTTTGACGGCTTATTTCAGGCACCCATTGCAACGATTTTGAAGCGTTCAGATGGTCACGGCCTTATCTACACTGGCCGAGTCCACTCAATTTATGGTGAGTCAGAATCGGGTAAATCGTGGGTTGCTCAAATTGCAACCGCCGAATGTCTGAAGGCTGACAAAAAGGTTATCTACATTGACTTTGAATCAGATGCGATTGACATTGTAAACCGTCTCAAGGCGCTAGGGGTGAGCAGAGCCAACCTTTTGCAATATTTCACCTACATCCGCCCTGACGGTCCACGCGATGCCGATGACCCATATTGGCAAGCCATCCTTGAAGCTGATTCTGCCGAACTGGTCATTATTGACGGTGTTACCGAATCTCTGACAATGTGGGGTGGCGAAACCAAAGATAACGATGCCATTACCCGCTGGATGCGCATATTTCCAAGAACAGTGGCAACTGCCAGTGGCGCTGCCGTTGTGCTTATTGACCACATCACCAAAAATGCAGAAACACGCGGGCGGTTTGCCATTGGCGGACAAGCCAAACTTGCCACTATTGATGGCGCTGCCTATCTCGTAGAGCCTCTTGAGGCACTTGCCCCTGGGCGCACTGGAACGCTCACAATGAGAGTTACCAAAGATCGCCCTGGGTTCATCCGCAAGATTGCTGGGATGTGGAGAAAGTCAGATCGAACCCAAGAGGCTGCAGTTTTCACCATTGATTCAACTAGGGCGCAAATGCAATATGTCATTGGCGTGCCATTGGTTGAGGATGAGATTGAGGCCAACAAGGAATTTAAGAAGTCCAAAGAGATCATTGAGTTTATCCACAACCATCCTGGTTGCACCCGCCGACTTATCCAAGAAGGCGTTTCAGGGTCCAAAGAGGTTATTGGTGACCATATCAACGACCTTTTGGCAGGTGGCTGGGTAGAGAATCGTGGCAATGACCGATCATTTATTTTGTATATAACTGACGGTGGAAAGAGCCATTTCAACCTTTTGGATGCCGAAATTACACAATTGGTGGTGGGTTGAGGTGTTCCGTTCTGTTCCTTTTGTGTTCCTTTTTAAAAAGGGAACACAGGCAGAAATGAGCGTGATCGGTGTTCGTTCCGTTCCGTATCTATATAGATACGGAAAGGGAACACCATCATTATCGGTACAGGAATACCTATTGTGAGCGATTTCAACTTCAAGCCCATTGACTGCAAACGATGTGGTCATTTGGTGTGGGATGGATTGACCGCTGGCGGGATTCCAATGAAACTTGATATGGCTCGACTCAACATTGTGGATGAAATTCAAACCCTTCTTGGCGGTGGCCGAACCTACCAAATCCACCGAACCACAACTAGCTTTGAAGTCTCCGCCGTGTTTGATGGTGGCGTAAAAGGCAAACTTGGAATATGAAGTTTCTGCCTCAAACTGAGTGCTGGTTGAAAACACATAGAATTTGTCGTTGCCGTTGAAGTTGGTGGTGGCACTGATGCCTTCGGCCTT